TAACTCCAGAGTATTGATTTTCCTCATTCATGTGCAGAGTTGCGTTCTTGTTATCTACGTATTTTAATACTGTATCCTTAATATAAATATCTTTAAATATATTCTCCCCATCAAATGTATTATTTAATGTTTGACTTGCTAAATCAGATATGTCTATATCGACATCTCCAAGAGAGCCATCAGCTCTTTTAGCTTTTAAAGTCTTAGTATTAGTTGCCTTATCTTTAGAGTATAGAAAGCTAGAGATGTCCCTAGCCTTTGCCTTACTCCAAAGATCAAGCAGAATACTCTTTATTTGCTCATAATTTCCTGTACTCATATTGCCTCCGTTTATGTAAATAATGCTTTAATATCTGCTACTTCTCGGTCTGTCATGTATGTTACTACATTAACCGCTGTGCCATCAACCCCAAATGTCATAGTTATTCCAGAAATAGTACTAGCCACAGTTACATCTATGTTTCCATTGCTATCTGCTCTTCCGTTTTTAATAGTTTTTACTCTATTATTGACTCCTGCGTCCAAAGCAGCTATAGCTTCCTGAACATTACTTTTTGTTGCTCCTCCAATTGTTCCACTATAAGAGATATTATCAGCAGCAAAAGCATTTGTTAGATCAACATCAGATGTCACGCCAGTAGCTTTTGTTATCTCTAACTTCTTTTTATCGTTAGACTTTAATGCTATGTTGCTTATTTTTTCATCTAATACCTCTTTTACTTTTTGAGCGTTTGTATCCGTGTTATATTTTATATTCTCAGCTGTAACAGTAACATTTCCAATTGAATCAGGCGTTTGGCCATTGACACTTGTGATTATCCCATCTTTAGCATTTAATTCAACAAAATCTTCTGTCAAGTTAGCTGGGTTATTATCTTTTTTTATGCATAAATATCTTTTTGTCACTCGTCCGTTTTTTGTTACTACAACAACATCACCATTTTCATATCTTGTGCTTTGTAAAGTAGGATGGTCAAATGTAGAAACCTCGATATATTCATTAATAGCTATAGAAGGCAACATATCCGTATGCAATTTTCCGTTATTATCCAATCTAGCTACTTTATTAGCATTACCATTACCGCCAACATTAGTTGTTTCTGATTGCAATACATACTTAGAGCTATCAGCTTGTGTCTTTCTTAATTTTTCAGCTAAAGAAGATATACTTTCTCTACCAACTAGATGCATTATAGCTGTATTTCCTGTGTTGTTTGTATCCCAAGAAAATGTCTGTCCTACTGTATCTCTAGGAGGTTCTGACATATTAACAACATCTGGTTCATAAGTATTTGTAGGAATACAAGTTTTTACTTGTTGGTTTTGGCTTTTAACCAAGAAGTAAACTTCTTCTGAAAACTCTTGCTCGATAGAAAGTCTAACACATTTTTCAGCTCGCCCATTTATGGTTATAGACTCAACCGCTACATTGTTCTTATGAAATGTAGCTTTAACTGTATCTTGTTCTTTTCTCTCTTCCTTTTTTATTGCCCACACATTCCAACTTGTTTGAGTTCCAATATCCAAAGTACTTTTTGCATAAACAATTAATTCTGATACATATCCATCAACAAATGCTTTAGATGTTAATCCTCTATAGCCTAGGATTCTATTATCACTCTGGTCAACACTTGGTGTTCCAATATGTAAGTTATTAACTGTTCCAGCATCATTTACTGATACATCTTTTTTAAATTTTGTTCTTTCATCTACAGAGGCTAGGTTGCTTAATTCAGCTTCCAGTTCAAGTGCTGGAGTTTGTGAATTTGTTGCTTTAATTTTTTTAGTTGATGCCTCATAGCTTATTGCTTCAACATCTCTTTTTTTTGCTTTGGTCCATAAATCGCCAGCTATTTCACGAAGTTGTTCTTGTTTTACTATATTGTTTGACATAAGATTTTCTCTCCTTTTAAGTAAATAAATTTTTAATATTTTGAACCTCCTGAGCCGTCATAAAGTTAATTGTCCCTCTAACCACGCCAGAGCCATCAAGAAATTCATACCTATTCCCATCACTAGATATCCTAACACTTGTTAAAGCATTAATATTATTTCCTCCACTTCCTGTACCGTTATAGCATAAAAATTCTAAATATTCTTCTATACGAGAATGTGGAGTCGGAAGTGCATTTAAGTTTGTAGCTCTTCCAGAAATATAGTTTAAATATTCTTCTGAACGAGAGCCAACGAAGTTAGGTAAACTTGCTAAATCTTTAGCCATCTTCTAACCACCCCCTAAGAAGCTAAAGCGTCAATTTTCTTTTCTAGCAATTTTATTTTTTCTTCTAAATTTTCTATTTGTTTATTTCTATATTTAATTTCTTCCTGTAATGCAACTAGTATCATATTAGAATAAGCCAATGTTTTAATGGAATAACTTGGCACTTTTTCACCTGCTTCATTTACGGTTTCTGTTTTGACTCCAACGTATTCGAACAAAGTAGGGTCAATTTTTTCTAATTCTTGGGCAGATATACCTAACTGTTTCCCAACTTGAGCATATTCATCTTGTTCATTGCCTTCTGCAACAAGCATAATATCTCTCGAACCTTTGTAGTTGAATGTTATAGGCTGAATACTTTTTACGGCTTCTAATATAGAATCACTAGATATACTAGACACTTCTTCAGAAGAAATCTCTCTAGTCATTGCCGCATCATCTTCTGAAACTACTTTTTTAATATTCTCTTTCATAGTTATATCAGATGTTTGCAAAGTACCAGCGTGCGACCATACATCTCTCCATTTTCTATTACTTCTACCTAAGCCAGTTGATTGTTGTAATGCTACATCTCCCGACCACTTTGGTTCAAAGTGATAAGTTGTTCCATTATGGCTAAGAAATACTTCTCCAGGTTCTCCACCCTGTTGTCTGCCACACATTAATGCTAATATATAATTCCCTGTTGAATACACTCCTGTCGAGTTTCCTAGGTCTAATATGCTAGAGTATATAGTGTTAAATCTTGCAGTAGCCGAACCTAAGCGTAATGTGTTATTAGCGTTACATAAAATATTTCCCGATATAGTTCCACCACTTAATGGTAAATAATTATGAGTATGATTACTAGGTGAAGCTCCAATCTCTCCTAATTTCCAACTTATGTTGCCAGTTCCATTAAAGCTCTTTGCAACACCGTTTATACTAATAGTTCTAGCTGTTTGCAATCTTGTTGCAGTATCAGAGTTTCCTTGTAAATTACCTACAAACTTAGCAGATCCGCTCATAGTTAAGTTTCCTGTCATAGTATCTCCAGCTTTTTTGACACGAGCTTCTATATTGGCGTCCTGTTCCGCTTGATGTCTTACTAATTTTAAACCACTCATTTATTTCACCTCCTCGTCTAATTAACTAATTTTTAATATTTTAAATGTGATATGCTCATCTTTTAACCACCCTTGTGTATTTCCAGTAGTGCTGGCATCTGTTGTTAGTGTTGCAGTAGTTCCAGCAAAACTAATTTTATAGTGATAGTCTGGTCTTAATAGAACACCACTAATATATACTTCTACAATATCTCCACTTGTATAATTGGCTAATTGTTGAGTTATAACTTTATTATTAGCTTGTACAACATGGTTAACATAAGATACTGATTTAGTTACTTTTAAAGTTTTATTAGCTATTTGATTTTCTAATTTAGCAAGAGCTGAATTTACAGTATCTGTAGGTGTTAAAGCTGTTGCAGTAGTCCCTTTTACATAACCAGTTAAGTTAACTTGTGAACCAGTATGATTATGAGTAGCTGGAGCAACATTAACTGTTGCAGCTGCTGAACCGTCATAAGCAACCCCATTTATAGTCAACTTGTTATTTACTTTACTTGCAGTTGCAGCATTTCCATTTAACGCTCCAATGAAAGTAGTTGCTTGTAAAGTACCGTTAATGGTTTGTCCTCCGCCTGTTGTGATAACATTGTTTGTAGGTGGCATTGCGTCAACTTTAGTTTCAATTGCGTCAATTCTTTCTTTTAGTGTTGTGTGTGCTGTACCAGTTTTTCCTGTTCTAGCAGCAGTAACTTCATTAGTTACTGAATTAATTTTTGTGTCTTGTTCATTTTGATGTCTTACTAATTGTATAGCGTCCATTGTTTTTCACATCTCCCTTTTTATATATTTTTTATAACTTCTATTAATATTTCTGTTCCTATATCCCAAGAACCTCGATTGCAGTTTATGGTATTAGTATCAGCATTATATACATATCCACCATTTGCCCCTTCACTAACTTTTGCCCCAGCAATGTATACTTGTAATAAGTCTGTATTTCTGTTGTAGTTTAAAGAAACAGGTATTGTTAAAGAAGCAGTTGTTTGAGTTAATGTGTATATATGACTATTTCTAGTTAATGCTCTGTTACCATTTGCAGCCTCTAACTTTACAACTCTTTGTACTAATTCATTTATTGCATTAATAAAATTAGTTTTATTTGTTGTTTGTAAACTATTTAAATTATCTCCACCAACAACATTGCTCTTGATGTAAGTCAAAGCTTCTTGAACATTATTTTTATTAAAAACCGCTGGTTGAATAGCAACTTTGTTAGCTGAAATAGCCCCAACATTACTTCCATCAGCACCAGTTGTTTTCCCTTTAACTCTACGCAGAAACTCAAAATAAAGCTGGTCGCCATTCGTCCAATTCCCTCTTAAATTGACGCAAGTCGGTGCTGCTGTAAAATCTATTCTAAATTCAACATTCTCAATAAGTCTTACTCCGTTCAAGTACACATTAACACTATCTTCTCTGGTTAGTTCTACAATGTTAACAGGTACAGTCACAATATCTGTTTTCACATCATAGACAGAATAGTATCTATGTATTCGCCAGTATTCTTCTAATTCTTTTACTATATTCATGATCACAGAATATTCATTAGTAGACTCTATAGCACTTTGACTATTAATAGATTCAATAACGTTGATTATGAAAGGCTTAGTTGTTAATACTTCGCCCCTTGCTTTCCCGTAAATCATCAGCTCTGCTTTTACTTTTCCCACAACTGCTAATGTTTGAGATGTTAATTCAACTACTACAAAGTTATTTTCTACAGTGCAATTATTAAAAACTTCAGTACCGTCTGGCTTTCTAGCGAAAAACTTAAATGCTAAATCTGTATCATTGACATTGAACTCCTTAGCTTCATTAAATAGCTTTATCTTTAAAAATCTTGATTTTAAATCATACTGTTTGGCGTCTATATCGGGAACATGAAATTGTTCTACGTCTATGATAATTTCTTTTGCTAAATCTTTAAAAATCATCTTATCTCCTTTCTAGTTAGCCACCAATAGCAAGCCAACTAAACTCTAATTCTTTTTCATTTTCTACGCCCGTTGATGTTATAGAAGTCCAATATCCTCGCACTTTGAAAGTTGCTGTTGCTTTGTCTATTGATACAACATCTAAAAACGTTCTTTTAACCCACTCATTCGCAAGTCCTCCAGCAGTATTCTTCATGCTTACTAAAACTTTAAAAGTTTTGTTTTTCCATATATCGGGCAGTTGTATAGTTTGAATAGCGGGATGCGTCCCGATACTACCACCCACAAAAGCTGTCCCAAACTCAATTAAATGTGTGTATGGATGTCCATCTCTACTAAACCCATTTGCATCTGCTCTACTTGAACTATTTCCATGCCTCCATTCAGAATAACTAGAAGTATGTGTAGCTGTTGTACTTCCGTCTGTTGCACCTATCGTAAAACCAGTTCCGCTAAAATTGTAATT